AGCAGGCTGAACAATTTCTCCAGTCTTTTTAACAAGTACTGGTTTACCTTCAAGGATTCCTTGTAAGCACATAATTTTATTTGTAGCTCTATCAATCTCATCAAGTAAAAGGATTGCGCCATTTTCCATAGCTTTAAGAACTGGTCCTTTCGAAAATACGGTTTCTCCATTAATAAGTCTGAATCCACCCAATAAGTCATCTTCATCAGTTTCAGGATTGATTTGAACTCTTATGAATTCTTTGCCTACTTTAGCGCAAGCTTGTTCAACCATGAAAGTCTTTCCATTCCCTGAAAGACCACTGATGTATGTAGGGTAAAACATATTCGACTTAACAATCTTTACGATGTCAGTAAATGCTCCCCAAGGTACGAATGAGTTATCTGTTTTAGCGAAGGTTTTTTCTTCGTTAACAATTGACTGCATTTGAGCTGCAGCTTGTGGCATTTGAACCACTGTGTTTGAAACCATTGTTTCTCTTAATGGTTCAATGAGACCGGCTAAGTCATAAGTACCAATTTTGACTCTGTTATTTTTAGTCATCATTGGGTCCCAATCTTTACCGGTGTAGCCGAAAGATTTTCCAATCTCGACTATGATATTTTTTCTAAACTGAGTTGTATCAGGATATCTGGTAGCAAGCTCTTTTAGAATAATTTCGCTGGATTTTTTCAAGTTTTTCATAATATTGTTTCCTTATCAATTTGTTATATGTATATTATACCATAGTTCTTTGTAAATGTAAAGGTTTATTTTCACTTTTAGGTGAAATAATTAGCAGAATAGTGTTGTTCATTCTGCGACAGCTCTACCAAAGTTGGTTAATAATGTTTTATTAAGTTTTTTAGACTTACTGTATTTTTTAAATGCTGATGTTAATTGCCCTTTAGTTGCAGTTGTATCAGGTGTAAAATCGTTTGCATCAGTGTTTAATGCATTCTTCCATGACTTAACAATATAAAGTTCATTGTATCCAAGCTCGTCTTTAAACGTAACACATTTGTTTTTTGAATACTCTCTGTTATATTGTTTCATGCCATCTCCCCACATGTCAGCTGCAGTATCGCAATCTGCAATTTTGTATTTAAAATTGTGGCTATTATCAGCAAGAAAGAATCCTATTGTTGTAAGACCAAATCGCTTTTGTAAATTCTCTAAAAGGCCAAGAGTAGCTTTTTTTCTAGTATCTTTTAGTTGAACGTTTTTGCCCATTATGTTTATAACAGCACCGCCCCAGTAACCATCGTATTTAGTTCTTTTTACTTTTAATTCATAATCTTTAGCAATTCTTAAGCTATTTGCATCACCATCAGATATCACGACAAGGTTCATATTGTCAATATTGTTATCCCTTTTGAAACTATCAATCATCTTATGGCTGTGTATTAGAGCTTCATTTAGAGGGGTAGAACCATACTCTTCGTTTTTACTCATAACACATCTTTCTCTATGAGTATAATTATCTTGGCAAAGTTCTTTTCTTATGTATAAGAATTCTAATGCTTCTTCATAGTCTTTCTTTTTAAGAGTTGAAGCGATAAGCTGAGGAAGAGATATTCCACAATGGTCAATTTCTGAATCCATTGGGTTAAGCTTTCTATCAGCATTCCAACCGCCACCAAGCTGTACATTTTGATTAGTAAATCCATAAACATCGAATGGTATGTTAACTGTTTTACAGAAAACAACTAGATGAATAAGTTGCTCTAAAACATCTCCCATAATATCATTCATAGAACCTGAAAAATCGATTAGCATAAACATACCATGATTTTTAGCATCAGCTAATCTAGTAACTCGAGCAAATATATCTTCATTAGTTTTATAAGACCATAATCTATTAACGTCTATAGAACCTGTTTTCGCTGTTTGAGCTCTTGAGTATCTGTAACCAGCTTTTCTCATTTCAAATTCTTTAACTGCAAAGTTGACATTCTTTTTAACGCCTTTAATATATTGTTTGAAATTATCTCTAATTTCGTCATAAGTTAAAGCTTCAGCTTCGTAATAGTTATTGACATTAACAGTATTTAACCAGTCAATGTTTTCAGCAATTTTTTCTTTTCTTTCCTTTGCTAATTGTTTGTATGGTATAACAATCTTGTCAGCAATTTCTTTTCTAAATTCATTACCAATTAAAATTTGCTCACCATTTTCGTCAACATCTAAAAGAGTATGTTCTTTTCTTCTGAATGTTTCATCAGTTTCAGATACATCTTCTTCAACATTTCCTTTACTTTCAGCTTCTGTGTTTTCTTCAACTTCTTTATCTTCAGTTAGTTGTTTTGAATCATCGCCTCTTTGTTTTGATTCTGCTTGAGCTTCCTCTTCTTCTGATTTTTCCATATCGTCATGGCCCATTTGAGGTTGTTGCTCTTGTTTTTCTTCTTCACCTTCTTCTGGTAAATCAGCAACTTCAGGCTCAGGTGGATTTAATAACTCTTCTTGGTTATCTTTAGTATATTGCAATATGTCTCTTACAAGATTAGTTACGTCTTCAAACGTTACTGTTTTCATAGCTCTATCCATATACACCTGCTCCTCATCAGAAAAAGGTACATTAATCAGATTGCCTACTTTAGCATTCAAATTGATTTTATCAATCAACTTTACTTTATCCCACTCGAGGGACTGAGTATCACCGAAGAAACCATCATCAAATAATTTTTTATATCCTCTTTGCATAGGACCAACTAAACCAACGTATGCTTCTTTTATATGTCTTTCGATACGAGCATCTTCAACAACATTAATATACGAACGAGGACAGCCTTCTAGCTTTTCAGGACTATCATGCCAACCTTCGAAAGGTGTAAAGAGTGCATGTCCTACTTCGTGTCCAATTAATAAATCAGATACGTCTTTACCCATGTCTTTCCACATAGGTAATCCAAGTGTTCTATTTTTAATATCGAACCAAGCTGTTTGATAATTACCATATTGCACAGTAATATTTTCTCTAGCCATTAGTTTCGCGAGGGTGCTTTTGTGTTTAATCATAGGTTTCCTTATCCTGAATATATGTATATTATACCATAGTTCAGCGCAAATGTAAACGATTTTTTTGAAAATAATTTTTAAAAGGTGATAAGAGTGCTAATTATTTTCACATGTGGTGGAGCTAGAGGGAATCGAACCCACGACCTCCTGGTTGCAAACCAGGCGCTCTCCCAACTGAGCTATAGCCCCTCACTTGATTTTTGAGAAATTTCTTTCTTTAAAGAACTCTATTTTACTTCTAAATTTGTTTTCGAGTACATCGCCTTTGTGAGATATAATAAACACATTGCTTCCATCATCGAGAGTATCGAGTATCTTTGTAAGATTATCAACACCATCTAAATCTAAACTTGAATCAAACGTTTCATCCAATATCAGTAGATTTGATGCAGCACTATTTTTCATTTTAGCAATTTGTCTCCATGTAAAGAGAAGAGCTAAATCGATTCTTTGTTTCTCTCCTTCACTGAATGAAGCATAATTAAATGAATCACGATGCCTTGACCTAATTGTTTCATTAAAGTTTTCATCTAAATGGAACGATACAAAGAAGTCAAGTATCTGTAAATACTGATTAATTAACCTGTTCATCACTGGTAAATATTGCTTAATAACTTTAGTCTTGATGCCAGTGTCTTTTAGCATTTCACCAATAACTTCATTATAGGTTCTTTCTTCTACATACTCTAATTTCTTTTCAGTCGACTTATCTTTATTCTTTCTTAAATCAGTTAAATCTTTTTTAGCTTTCGAAACATCTCCAGTTTGACCTTGAAGATTGTCGATTTCTTTTTGGACTTTGTTAACTTCTTTTTGAAGAAGAGCTATAGCATCATTATTACTATTAATCTTCTGTTGTCTTTGGCGAAGAGCATTAAGACTATTTGATACTTCTTGTTGTTCTGATTTTAGTTCAGCAATACTTTTTGATAAGTCACCTTTTGCTGTTTGTATTTCCTTTGCCTTAAGTTTAATTGATTCAATCTTTTCTGTTTTAAGTTGTTCATCTATAGCTTGGTCGCATGTTGGACAGTTATCATTGTCTTCATAGAATCTACTTTCATCTACTAATCCTTTTATCTTATCATTAAATGACATGTCATAAGAATCTAGTTGAGACATTTTCTTTACGATTTCTGTACTATGTTTTTCTTCTGTTGATATAGCAACTGTAAGATTCTTTCCAAGCTCTTTACTTTCATCAAACAATTTGTTAATATCTTCTTTATGAGTATTAATCGATTCTCTTTTGTTTTGAATTTGGTCGTCGTTTAGTTCTTGTAAATCTTTGATATACTTACTTTGTGAATCCATCTTAGTCTTAAAAATATCTATTTGATGGTTAATATCAGTAAGTTCTTCTTTTATCTTAGAGTTTCTTTCCTTTAATAGCATATTCATCTTAGAAAAGATGTTGATATCTAGTAGGTCTTCAATAATATTTCTTCGAGACCAAACTGGTAATTGCATAAATGGTATAAAGGAAGATGAACCAAGTACAACTACCTGGTGAAATGATTTATGATTGAGCTTAAGAATATTTTGTTCTAAGAACTTTTGATAATCTCTTGCATTTGAAGCCTGGTTTATAAGATTACCATTTTGATATATTTCGAACTTCCCTGGTTTTATACCTCTTACAATCTTAAAGTCATGACTTCCTATTGTCATTTCAACTGTAACGATAGTACCTTTTTTATTGATACTATTAATCATTTGGTCTTTCTTTATATCTCTATGAGGTTTACCAAATAAGCCAAACGATAAAGCATCTAATAAAGTAGATTTACCTGCGCCATTTTGGCCAATGATTAATGTTGATGGTGTTCTATCTAATTGTATTTTTATTGGGTCACTTCCAGTGGATAGAAAATTCTTCCACTCACATGATTTAAAATGTATCATACTACCTCAAGGTTTTGTGCTTCTGTATATAGCTTTCTTAATTCAACTTTGATATGTTCTTTATCTAAGTCGGTATCTACAGCTTCAACATAAGAATCTAGAAGTTCATTCGTATCTTCAAGGGATATTTTCTCGTCTTGTACGCTTTCTCCCAGATACTCTTCAAAAGATTCAGCAATCTTTAATTCATATGTTTCAATGTTTTGTAATCTATCAACAAACTTATCAAACATATACAAGTCATTTTTATTTATAACAATCAGCTTAATAAAATGTTTCTCAAACTGACTGACATCTATTTTGTCATAATCAGTTTTTAAGTCGTCGTATATAACCTTTTTGAATATGGTTATTGGATTTCTTACAGCTTCGATTTCTCTTGTTTCAGTATCAAGGATATGAAAGTACTTAGGGTCATCTACATCAGCCCAGGTAAATTCCATTTGAGAACCAAGATAAGTCACATTTCCCTGGCTTGATTTAGTATGGAAATGACCTGATAAAACCATTTCAAATCTTGAAAATACATCAGCACTCATTCCATGTGGATTAGGCATCCCTGCCATCATGTCGAATCCTTTCAATTCCAAATGAGCTCCTAATATTGGAGCTTTGCATTGCATAGCCCATTTAGTATATTCTTGATAGTTTGCGTTATTAATCCAAGGTATAACTGCAACTCCAAGTCCATCGTAATCAAGAACAGTTGGCTTCATTACAATATTTACATTAGAAGTAAAATAACCTAAGAGTTCTTTAAGTGAACATAACTCATTAGTATTCTTAAAATAAACATCATGATTACCAGGAATGATATCCATAGTAATTCCAGCATCACGTAAAGGTTCTAGAAAATGTTTACGATTTTGATTAAGAGCTTTAAAGTTGACAAACTTACGATGTTCATAATAGTCTCCTAAGTGTAATATGTTCTTAATGTTATGCTCTTTTAGATAAGGAAAAAATACCTCTTCATAAAAGCGTTCTTGATATTGTAAAAAAATATCACTGCTATTCCTAACACCACAATGAGTGTCATTCAATATTGCTACCTTCATATTGCTCTAGATGCTGCCACTTGTTTTGCTAGCTTACTCATTTTTCTTTGAGCTCTTGCAATTCTTTTGTGTGACTGTTTGATTAATAGCATTTGAGCCATTACGTTATCTCTTCGTTCTTTTCTAAGAGCAGTCTTTCTAATTCTTTTTTTCATAACACGAATGTGTCTTTGATTTTGTTGTGTACTTACTTTTTTCATTACATAAACAGCTCAAGTTTTTCTTTCTCTCGCTTCTTCTCCTCTTTTGCAAATTTCTTAATGGCTTCATCTTTAGTACGTATAGTACCAATCCTTTGTCTTAATGTATCAACATAAGCCATCGTTTGTTCAGCTCCTTCATTATCCATACCCATTTGTACAAAATCTTCAATACCCATTTTCTCAATGAATTTAAATTTGATATCTTGTTGTTTCTTTTCTTTAGTTATTCTACGTATAAAAGCAAAATAACATATTTGAGTGAAGTATGAAAATGCATTAGGTTTACCTGTTCTTGTAGCAGTTTCAATGTTATAGTTTCCTATTGCTCTTAAGCAATTTTCAACGGCATCCATAACCATTTCTTCTCTATAAGTGTACCGAACGAAGTTCGGTCTGTGAGACAGTCCTTCTGATATTCTAATGAAACATTTTGCAATGTAATCAGGAACAGTAGGAACTTTTTTATCAGCCTTTCTGCATGCATGAGCTTCTACTGCATAATCCATAACGGCTTCAGAGAATTCTCTATTGTTAACGTAATGTGGTTTATCTTTTGGTTTGACCTTAGTCATAATATTTTCTCCATAATATACTATTATACCACATTTTGGCGTAAAAGTAAAGGAATAATTTAATTAAATTTATTTCACTTTTTTGTGAAAAAGTCCTTTACATTTGCCTGTTTTTATGGTATAATATATTAACACCCGGAGCGGTAGAGGATACTATATTAATGTAGTGTTCTCTTCTTATCCAGCTCATTGAGTGGTTCCTCATCATATAAGTCAGTACCAGTTGCAAGACGAGACTCGTACTCTTGTAAGAGCTCTTGGTCTGTTTTGGTCTGAACCGTTTGAATCGGACTATCCATTTTAAGAGCAAAGTTTACATACGTATCTTTTATAGTCTCTGCTATAGGTACGTGCTGTATTATATTATTCTTAAAAACTTTAAATTGTTTTGCTTCGCTGAAAGGAAACCATGCTACAAATTGTATACCACCCAACACACTTGGATTGAGTTTAACTGGTCTTTCAATGATAAAGTTATCATCATTCTTAATAGCGACAAGACCGATAATCTCTTCGCCATTCATTAATTTGAAGTGTCTTATATTTAATCCTTCCATATTATATATTTATATCAAACATTTTGTAGTTAAATCGCTCTTTAGAATATATTTTAATTCTTTCAGCTGCATGTTGTAGGGTATAGTTCTTTTGATTTTTCCAGTGTAAGTCATCTGCTATATCATATATCTTTGTATCTTGACCATCTTCACTCTTCCTTAACCCTCGGCCGATTGATTGTAGGACTCTAATTTGACTCTTGCTTGGTGAGGCACATATAATATTATGAAGATTACGTAT